ACAGACGAGCTGCTGGCAACAATCCCTGCCTCTTGCGCGTGCGCCATGCCGATTGACCACGGCGCGATACTCAGCGGGCACAAGGCGAACATGGAAGGCTCATTTACCGGCGTTCGCAAAATGTGCGCGGGCGTATTCTGGTTTGGAAACGTGAAAGAACGTTACGCGCTGACGACGATTTACCGGAAGTGCTGGCACGATCTAAAAAAAGCCGATTTCCCTTGGACTCCGCGCTTGCCTCACCTGCTAGAACAGTATGCTTGGAGCGTAGCTCATGACGCATTGAATGGCGCGACGCTTCGGCCAACCTTCAACTGGGCACCACACATCTGCGGCGAGTCACCCTACGCGGTCGTAAATCACTACTTCGGGCACAAGAAATGGAATGGGAAAGCACCGGCTAATACATGAACTTCATACCCCAATTTATTCGCCGCTGGATGCAGCCAAAACGTTTCATGATTCAGGTCATGTATTACGAGAAAGATTGTCCCGCATGTCAGGGAATTGTCACTTACGATGCTTTAAGTGTGAAGCAGGCTTTCGACATGCACAAAAGCGATTACCCTAAAACTGAAATAACAATGGCTGTCTCGTATGGAGATGCCCCAAATAAATGAACCTATCAAAATACGACTTCGCGCACGACGGATTCACGCCACCTTGGGCCATAGATAAAAGGCATCGTTCCGCCCTCTACGCGATGGCGATGCACTGCACTGGCAACGTCGTTGAAATCGGCTGCTTTCGCGGTTACTCAACGGCGGCCTTTGTTGAGGCGTTGAACGATGGAGCGGATTTCACGCTGCATCTGGTGGATTTGAAGATCACGGATGAGCTGCGCCGCGTCGTCAGCATGTGCAGCAAGCCGGACAACATTGTGATTCACGAGACGCACTCGACGGAGTTCCGGCTAACCTGTGCCGATCTCTGGTTCATCGACGGCGATCACAACTTCGCGGCCTGCCAAGACGTGCTTAACGCGCTGGCGAGCAATGCGGCCATCATCGCCATGCACGACACGCAGGCGCACGTTCACGGGTTCACTGAGTGCGAGGGGGCTTACGTCGCGGCTAATGCGCTGAAGGCGTTTCCCAATCGTTATTTCACCGAAGACTCATCCAAGAGAGAGCGCGAATGGACCCATAGGGGGTTTCTTATTTCAGCGAACACTGAAAATCCGCTGAGTCTGAAAAATGCGTTTCTGGAAGCCGAGAACGCGCTTGACGCGTCGCAAGCGTGAGCTACGCATTAGTCCAACGGGTCACCAACCCCGGCGGGTGCATGTCGGAGTTTATTCTTTTCCTTCGTCATAATTTTCCCTGCAAGCGGTAAACATGCTCAAAACCGCTTTCTCCTTTCCGATAGTTAGGCGGACATTGGACGGACCAAGGAGGGAACTGGCTTCTTGGGCGATCCCATCACGTCGAATATTGAGAGCGGCTTGCCGAGTAGCTGAGAGATGCCGTCGCACATGGAGTCCACGCGGTCATCGTGTGGGGCTTTACCATCTTTCCTGAACTGCGCACATTCCGTGATAAACGGACCAACCCACGGGACGCTTCCTTTCTTAGGGATTACGACTAAGCCTGTCTCGATAAACGGCTGTATGTCTTGAACGCGCGTAACCTTGTCCACGTTACGCTCAATGCCGATTACAGGGATTCCCTCGCGGCGCATCTGCTGAACTAGTCCTGTTCCAGCGGCTTTCTCTTCAACGGAGAAACGGGGAAGAGATTGATTCGCATCGCTCGTGTGCTTTTTCCAGAATGCAACGGAGTTAGTAAGTAGTTCCGGCGACTCCCACCGACCACAGATAAGGTCGATGAGGTATGCGCGATTCTGGAATTTACCCCACAACTCAAGAACACTTTGGTCGTTGTGCTCCTTGGTCTTTAACGCCGTGTCGCAGGTGATTACGCGGCGTTCCCATTTGATCGACTGCGCGGGGTCGAACTCGTGAAACTTATCCACTGGGATCATGTTGCCCCCTAGCGCAATGGGCTCCTGCTGAAGCTGTGACCAGAATCCAAACCGGATGTTTGATTGTTCGCTATCGCGCGCGGCTATCAGGTTGGCCGTCGAATAAGTCTCTGGGAAGTTCGATTCGCCTGCATCGTTTAACGCTGGAATCTTGATCTGGTAACAGTCGTTCGGGTAGGTTTCCATTAGGTAGCCGCAAAGGTCATCAAGGGCTAAACGCTGAGCGCAAATGATGATTGGGCAGAATTCGTCACTGTTACGGCGACTCTTTAGCGTGAGTTCAAACCAGCGGCGCACGTTCTCCGCTTCGACTGGCGATAACGCCTCGTCGGGCTTTGCCGGATCATCAATGCAGATGAATCCGCCTGCGACACGCTTTAGACCTCCGCCCTTGCCCGTTAACGTGCCTCCGCTGCCCGCCGCATAGATATTGCCCCCTTCGCTCGTATTGACGTGTTCCGCCTTATTTGATGAGCCGATCTTGACCTCTGGGAATAGCTCTTGAAGCCAAGGTTTTGCGATCACCTCGCGAATGTAACGCAGCGACGTTTCCGCCAAGTCCGCGCTGTAGCTCGTAAAAATCTCCTGCGAGTCCGAAAAATACGCGATCTGCCAACAGGCCAACGCCTCTAAAATCTTCGTCTTACCTATGCGCGGCGGGATATTTACGATTACAAACTGTTTGCCCAAAAACCCATAAACAGCGTTTTGCAGAGCGTCACACACCTCGCGATGCGCTGGCTTCAAAGGCAATGCCAAATTGTTCAGCGGGACAAACACATCGCTGAAAAACTCCCAGAAACTCAGCGGCTCATCGTCTTTAACTTCTTCTGTGTCGCTCACGTTGCCCCATCCTGCTTGGCGCGCTTGATTCGCGCAAGCTTGTCTCGTATAGGCAGCACGATGTTTGTCTGATTCGCGGGGATGCCGGTCACGTCCAGCTTGTCGCCAAACACACGGGCAACCCGCTTGCTTAGAATCCATTTCATCGTATCAACCCGCAGGCGGCTCCGCTGAATGTGCTCATGGTTGCACTTCTCTTGGCCGTCTTCAGTTGTGTAAAAATCGTTCGTTCCGTCGTCAGCAACCTCAAGCATCTCATGGGCCATAAGCTCCCATCCGATTTCTAATGCGCGTGCGTAAGCGTCTGAAAACTTTTCGCCGTCTGGCAGTAAAAGGCTGTTATCTCTTTGCCACCTTACAATCGTATCCCTCGTTATGTCAGCGTCTTTTGCGATTTTAGAGATGCGGTGGCCTTCGCCGGTTAGCTGGCAAATGAGATCGCCCTTTTCGGGCGTGTATTCGGTTGGTCTTCCTGTTGCCATTTGCGAGAACGAATGCCTGAACGCTGGTCGATGGTCAAGCCATTGCGAAACCGTGGTGCGGTTGATGGAATGCGTTCGGCTTCGTTTGCGGGTATCTTCTGTTAATCTGTGGCGTTAGTTTTTGGTCTGTCAAGCTAAATCGCCTTTACGCGCACGAGCTAAGGGCATCCATTGCGATAACAACGGCAGAGCATTGGCAGTCTGGCGCGGTTTGGTTGGTTGGCAGTTGCTTGATGCGTTCAAGTGCTGTCCTTAGCTTCCAATTATCCGCCCAAAGTTCATCGCTCCATTTCTTCCAAGTATGCTCTGGTGTGCAGATGTGACCGCCCTCATGTCCACATTTCTTTTCAGCTTCGAGTTCTGCTTTCAGCCTAGCATTCTCGCGCCTAAGCACGCAGATAGGCCGCTGGCAGTGGTCTGAGCACGAGTGAACGCCAGAAGCCGTCAGGTTTTCAAGGCGTGCGTTTTCAGCGGTTAGCGCGGCGTTCTCGTGTTCAAGGTCGCCATTGTGGTTCGCGACTATTTCAGCCAACCTTAACCCAATGTCGTGCTCACATCTAGGCATGGTAACGTGACAATACTCGGACAGTTTCAAGGCTAGCTCTACGTCTATTGGTTCGGGCGTATCCGTTTCGTGTTTCGCGCTCATGTTATTTCCTTTTTCGCCCACGTCCGAACGAATCCGTTGCGGGACATTATTTTTGAGATGGTTGAGAGCGAGAGGCGGTTTTGCTGCGCTACTGCGGTCATCTTATCGCCAGCGAGAATGCGCTGCAAAACGCGGGCTTCTTTGCGCGGCGAGAGTCGCGAGGGGTTGCGGGTGATCGGCTGGTTCATGTGGTTGCCGCGTCTCCCTTAGATGTCAGTTCAATCTCCATCTTTTTAACGACGCTTTCCCATCTCGTAAATACCTCGGCAGGCTTTCCTTTTTCGCGGACTATCCATCCGGTTTTTGCGGCCTCTACGGTCAATGTTTTATATTGGTCTTTTGTTTTCATGCGCTTATTTTGGCGGTTGGCTGGCGGTTAAATCGGAGCAAACCTTGCACGTTACTTCACATTCATCCGGCATGTTCCATACTTTCAAAGTTCCCCCACACACGGCACATACCGGCTTTACAAAGGAAACGCTTTTGATTAATTGGTTCATTTTAACAGACCACGGCTGTGATTCATTGGGGTGTGTATTTACCCATAACGTAAAGTCTTTCGCGAATTCGGCTAGCGCGTTTACCCGTTTGACTATCTCGGCACTTGGTAATGTTTCGTCTCCTACGATTTGGCCTATGTCTGAAAGCGTCATGTCTTGGGCATATCGCTGCTCAGATAGCCGTTTAATTGAGTCGCCTTGGCGGTTTAATATCCGCTCTAAGTCGCGGGCGAAACCGAAAGGCTTTCCCCATCCTCCGCCGCTAGTAGCATAATTGAATTCAGCGGTATCGGTTCTTGGTGTGTCGCTCATGGTGTTTTATTTCAGGTTAACTTTAGCCATATCGGCATTAATCCAAACTGCCGCGTGATGGCACTTGATGTTTTTCTCGGCAAATGGGCTGGGGTTCTGGCGGAAATAGATTTCTTGAACCTTAACAAGCGTTCCAATTGTCCCGTCTTTACGAGCAACATTATCGCGGCGATTGATAACGCGGACACCGTAAGTTTCTCCGGCTTTGTTCGTGGCGGTCGTTTCGTAGCCTTTAAATTGTGCTGTCATCGTTGTGTTCATGCGCCCACTCTGCGCCCCGATACCGCGCAGTCAAGCGAAAAACTTTCCGTCAGGGGTTAGCCTGGAGTCCGTGGCTTAGGACATGCCATGCGAGCGCAGCCACGCTTGCAGACTGTCCGTTGCCAATGGCGACAAGGCGGTGTGATTGGCTGGCCAGCCCATGCGCCACTCGTTCCACGCTGGGTTGATCTTTCCACCAATTTGTGCGGCTAAGGATTTCGTGTTCCTGGTGTGCTCTGCTGGATAGTTTCCCTCTTTCGCGTTGTGACTTGTCGGTGTAGGCAACAAGGAACATCCGCTCGCGTTCATGGTCCGCACCGTCGCTTGCACACTCAAACACTCCCCGGCGCGTGTTATACCCCAGCGCGTCAAAAGCGGAGAGCACCTTTTCAAGTCCTTGAGTGGTGATTGTTGGAGTGTTTTCCCAAAAACAAAAGTCCGGTTGTGCTTCTCCAGCAATTCGGATGTATTCGTAAAAAAGCTCTGAGCTTCCGCCATCAATTCCAGGCCTTCCATTGGCAGGATTGTTTGTTCGTGCGGAGCTGATTCCTTTGCATGGCGAGCCTCCCGCAAGGATGTCGATTTTTCCGCGCCATGGTTTTCCTTTGAATGTTTTAACATCCGAAAAGATGGGAAACCAAGGAAAGAAACCGTCTTTTTGCCGTGCGTGTAAGACTTGCTGGCAATAGGAATCAATTTCGACTGCTCCGACGCAGACGTGTCCAAGCAAGAGGTCGGCAAGTATCCCGCCTCCAGCGCCTGCAAATAAGTGGAGAGTTCGGCTTCCGTGCAGTTGATGGGTAGTGCGCTCATTCATTTGACTCCTGTATTTGTGTTTTCATAGGTGAAATTGTCATTGTTTTACTGACTCGCGGCGAAGGTGGTCTGCGAACTGGCGTAGGATTTCTTTTCGGTGTATGGCGTCCCATTGGTCCCACGGCTTGTCCTCGTCTGGCATCCCCTTAGCATACGGGCAATGCTCCATTTCCTCGTTAATCCACTCGCGCAGGCCGTCCGGCATGGGTATGGCTGACTTGATCGGCGCGGTGTATGGCGTGCGCTGCGTTTTGATGTTTGCCCGCTTCCAGTATTCGACCGCCGACCGCCAACTGACCATCTTGGTGCGTCCGCTGATGCACCAGCCCTTTTTCTCATACGCTAAGCACCATTCCTGCCCATCCAAGGGCCATCCGATGCCGATTGAGTATGCTTGCACCTCTTCGGGCGTGGGCGGCGTAAAAGCGGCGCGTTTGGCCTTGTTCGTCGTTTCGTAGCACCGCGCAATAATCGCGCACGCTTCGCTCCTGCTCAATTTCGCGTTGCACAGCCTAGCTGACTCCATTTCGGACATGCACCGCTCTGCGAATGCTTCGGATTCCTTGGACATGGGGCTTAATCCTCATCGACTTCGGATGATGATGGAACGGGCGGGATTGGCGGGCGTGCCACGATCAACCCATTTGCAAGCTCGCGGCATACTGTGCCATCTCTCCAAATGAAGGTTGATTCGCCTCTCGGTTGGTTGTCCTCGTTGTCGGTCTTTTTCATGCTGTTGCTTGTTTCATGCGTTTAGTCTCTACCCGCCGCAGTCCGTGACGAACAAGAATCTTGCTCACGGTCGGCTGTGCTAGGCCGGTATCGGCTGCAATGCACTTGTGCGGTTCGTTATCACGTCCCATGCGCAGCACGACGGCCACGATCTCGGCGGGTGTTGGTAAGCGGGCGGTTCTCATCCGGTGAAAAGCTCATCCTGATTTTCCTTTGCCGTTGCGAAGCGCGTTTCTGCGTGCGTTAGATTGATCTTAGCCTGCTTGAAGTAGGAGTCTTTTAACTCGATTCCGATTGCCTTTCTCCCCATTGAAACAGGGCTGTAAACTTCTGAGCCGACGCCCATGAACGGCGTAAAAACGACTTCGCCCTTGTTGGAATACATTTCGATGATGCGGTCGATGACGTCGAGCTGCAAGGGGTGAACATGCTTCTCGTCGTCCTCTTCTTTGCTGTCGCGGAACGGCAGCACGTTGTCGATGCGGATGTCATCCCAAACGGACGAGGCGTAACGCTGCCAGATGTAGTGCGAGAGCTTGTTCGACTTTGGGTCTTTGTGGTCGGCGTAAGTGTTTTTGAGATAAGCCCAAAGCTGTTCTTCCGTGAAGCTGGATTCGTTCGCATTGTTGAACGCTTGGAGAATGTTCGGGAGGATTGGCGTGTCTCCAAAGTATTCCTTTAATCCCTCGGGATGTGTCACCGGAACGGCGTTGTCTCCCTTCTTCGTGAAGATCAAAACGTAGTCAGGCATGGCCGTGAAGCATTGGGTCGAATCCTCGACGATCAGTTTGTGCATCAGGCTTTTTACCATCGTGCGCATACGAACCTTGAGCGGCTCTTTCCAAATCGTGATGCGGTTCCGATACTGGAAACCGTGTTTTTCGTGCAGGCGGATAACCTCGTGCGGGAAATCCCAAAGGCGGCACGAATTATCGAAAACATCCGTGCAATGAACGGCAGTGATGCGCCCCGGCTTCATGATGCGGCCCATCTCCGCGATCAGGTAATCGTATTGCTCTAAAAACTGTTCCTTGCTTTCGCAGTTGGAGAAATCGCGCTCAGAGCTGCTGTAATTATACAACCCCGCAAACGGTGGCGAGTAAACCGACAAGTCAATCGACTCGGCGGGGATGGTCGGAAGCACTTCCATGCAGTCCGAGTTGTAAAGCGAATAGTTATCCGTGTGGATTTGGTCTTTTGTGTTGTTCATAGAAACGCTGGTTTTTGTGCTGTCTGGTTGAATTCTTTTTTGACTTCGCGGAAATTGTTCACCGATGAAACAAGGTTTGAGTAAAGCTCGATAGCCTTGGCTGTTTTCTGTTGGAGGGCTTCCATTACGCGCTCTTGCCCTTCGCTCACTACCATCTCGCAAGTAACCTCGTTCTTCTGGCCGAAACGCCAAAAGCGGCGAATCGCTTGGTAGTATTGCTCGTAGCTGTATGTGGGGAAAAACACCGTATGGCAGCAATGTTGCCAGTTAAGGCCCATTGAGGTCATCTTGGCCTTGGTTATGAGGCGGGGAATCTCGCCACGGGCAAAGGATACGAGTGCTTCCTCTTTGGCCTCTAGGCTCATCCCGCCGTGAATCTCCACGGCAGCGGAGTCTAGTTCTGAAAGGAGTTCGCTCTCGTCGTTCAGATTGCACCAATAGACGGAGGTTTTATGCATGGCCAGACTTACGGCGACTTCGCAACGGTTTGTAACGGTCAACTTTTGCTCTTCGCGGACCTCAGTAAGCCGCTTGGCGGGCACGACGAAAAGCTGGCCCTGTCCTTCAATGTTCCATTGGTTCTCGTTTTTAACCGTGTGCTTTGAAACATTGAGCGCGGGCAACTGGTAACGCTCGTCGCTAAACCCGAGGTCGGACGGTTTCTTGACCATGATTGACCACTGGTTGACCCATGAGAAAAAGTCCTTTTCGGCGTGCGGCTTTAGGTAGAACTTTTCTCCAACGTTTCGGTCGTTACTGTCCGCGCTCCCTTGGTTGTTCTTAAAGAACTTCGTAAGCATGTCCATGTATCCCATGTAGCCAAGAGCTTCGGAACTGTTGCCAAGCTCGATAAAGTCATTGGGCGATGGGGTAGCTGTAGCCAAGAAACGGAAACGGATTTTCTTCATGAACGCCACGATTGAGTCGCGGGTTGCTCCGTTGAAATTCTTCAGGATAGAAGACTCGTCAAGCATCACGCAAATGTAGTCGTCGGGATTGAGAAGGTGAAGCCGCTCATAATTACAAAGCACGATCTTCTTTGAGATTTTTCCGTCCTTGGTATGCTCAATGTCGGATACGCCTATACGCTCGGCTTCTAGTAGAAACTGAAAAGCGACGGCAAGCGGGGTCAGGATTAAAACGCGCCCGTTCGTTTGGCGGATGATGTTTTCTGCGACTGCCAACTGAATCATCGTCTTGCCAAGTCCAGTATCCAAGAAAATGCCTATGCGTCCTTTCTTCAAAGCGCGTTTGATGATGTGCGCTTGAAAATCAAAGGCTGAGTCTGGAATCCAAGTCGCCTCGATTCCTGAGTCGCCTATGCTGTGTTTCTTTCTGTTGATGAAGTCTGAGTATTTCATGTGTTTCTTTTCATATTTACTGAAGGTGTGTCGTTTCAATCTGCCCTTCTCCAAGATGGGAGATTCCATGCGAGGGGGTCGCAAGGTTGGTTTGTGTCCCGCTAGACGCCGGTAATCCGGTGTGTTGGTCTGAGTGCTGCCCTTGCTCCTGAGTGGGTTTCAACCATGCCTAGACGCCTCGAATCTCCCGAAGTTGACGTATAGGACTTTGTTTCAGACCTAGCCTAGCTGAGTTCGCCGTTTAAGCGTCCGGTGCTCGTTTAGCATTACGTGGCCGGAACCCTACGATAAAGCGGAGTCGGGTTTATTCGTCAGGGGCTTAGTCCTGTTTCGCCAGAGGGCACAAAAAAACCAGATGGGCCGTGGAGGACATCTGGTTCTCAAGCGGTCGTTTAAGCTACTTGAATACCAAGCGAGCTTTCCACGGCCGCTTTGATGAGAGCCAAGATGGGGATTGTTTTTTAGCCGTCAATCATTTTTTAGATATTTCGCCGGTTTTTGTTTCACTTCTCGAAACCCCAATTGCCGATGAGTGAAAGGATGCACACCCATGCGCCAAGCGTAACGTGATCGTTCATTACAAGGTAGATGCCACCGGCTAGGGCGGCAACGAAGGCTAATGCCGAAACAAATCGGCCAAATGGACTGTTTTCTTTGCTCATATTTTATCCGTTAAAGCTGCTTTTCGTCGGTTATCTCGTTTGAGCGATAATCACGCCGTGCCTTTGACCTGAAGCTCGATGCGGTCAACGCCGTCCTTTTGGATGCGGACCGGCGTAATCTCAAACGAGATGTGTCCGAGCGCAAGAGCGGGATAGAGTGCATCGCAAGTGTAACTCGTCTTTCCGTTCTCGTAGCCTTTGAGATAGCTACCCGTGCGGCCTAAATGGGGAGTGCGGGCGCGAACGGTGACGCCACCCTTGCGATCTGGCACGAGCTTCATTCGTGGGAAGCTGGGAGTTGTTCCCTTGCCGTGTGTGTGGCCCATGAGATACAAATCGGCGTCTGCCACCTTCATCATATCCTCGATACTGTTAAACGTCGCGCCAACGGTTTTGCCTCCGCCCTTGCCGTGATTTGCGAAGATATCGAAAACGACAGATGAATTTACAGTTCCTTTTTGCCTTCCACGATGACGGCCCTCTACGTCAAGAACTAGGCGAATAAATCCGGTGCAACCGAGGTATTTTGCGCCGAGCGCATGGCTCAAAACGTGGTCGGTGTTCTCGCCGTTTTCCAGCTCGTAAAAGTGATTACCGCCTAACATGCCGATGGTTTTCCCGCGCATGAATCCAAGCTCATTTGCCAGCGTCTTAACTATCCCGCGATAGACGCCACGAAGCGTCTCCTTCGTCGTGTCGTGGATTCCACCAGAGAGCAGCACGGCGCGTTCACTCGTAGAGCACCCATCACAAAAATCTCCCATCCCGAGAAAGTAGTGATTTTTCTTCGTGCGCAGGTTCTTGATGTCAGCCTGAAACTCGCCGTGAGCGTGCATCGGCGATTCTCGGTGAATGTCGCCGATTGGAACGATGTAAAAAGGCTCGTTGAGACGCGCCTTGATGGTGACGATGTGGGTGCTAAATAGGCCGTCTGTTTTCATCTATTTTGGGAGTTATGGGGTGGCGTCGAAAATCTGCGAGTAGAGATTATTAGACAAGAGCGCGACTTGCTCTGTGAACTGGTCTTCGATCTTCGTTGATCGGTTGGGCCAGATTTCGATTAGGTCGTTGCGCTGGCGTTTGAGCGTTTGGACCTGCTGCCACGCTTCGATGATTGGCTCATCTGGCAAGCAGCGTTCTGTAACGTCTGGCCCTAATAGAAAGCACGCGGCTTTTTCGGGCGTGTCCATCAGCAGCGCGGCGGTGATTCGTTTTGCATTCATGGCTTAAAGTTGGCCGAATGGGAGCTTCGTGCGGTAGGTGAAAGATGTATTGCTACCCTCACGTGGACCACTCCAAGCAGGGTCGCTGTATTGGTCCCACTTCTCAATACCCAATGAGCAAAGCCGGTCCTTAATCTCGCTCTTGCGAAGAAGCCGCCATCCGTCTTTGACGCCTATAACGTCATCAGATAGGCCATCCGGATTATGGACGGGATCATCGGTGAACGCGGGCGAATCGCTCGTGTTGAGCGGCTGATCTTTCAGCGGGCGAATCTCCGCGCCGTAGAACTCAGCCACGAACGCGCCAAGGGATTCTGTCGTCGTGAAGACGTGTTCGCGGCCGGTAAATGATGTATTATTTCCCGTGTTTTCGCTGACAATCCAGCCGTTGACGACCGGACGAATGTTGATGCTGACGTTTTCGTTTTTCATTGGGTTAAAGTTATGGCTTTAGTTTTGGC